AGTAATAAATGGCACGTTCAGCTGCAACCGATCCAATTCGTAACTTTAAATTCCAAGTTACAATCAACACTTCAGGCGCTCTTGGCACCGCTACTACAGGACTAGGCAGTATCGGCTTTGCCGCCATGTCTGGTCTTTCAGTCAACAACGAAATGGTTGGTTACCGTGAGGGTGGAATGAATACTCACCCACACAAGTTCATTGGCCAATCAGACTTTGCTCCGGTTACTTTTAGCCGTGGTGTATTTGCAAAGCAAGACCAGTTGTACAAGTGGCAGCAATTCTTGCACTCGTGGAACCAAGCTTCAAGTGGTTCAACCAGCGCAGATAATGACTATCGTTGTGACATTTTGGTCAAAGTGTTTGACCATCCCGTGTCTTCTGGTTCATATAGCACCCCTGGCGATGTCAACGGAAACGTAGGCAACGTTGGTGACGCTCGATTTGGATTCAAATTGTTTAACTGCTTTCCTGGAACTTACTCATTGAATGACCTTAACGCTGGTGACAGTGGCATTATGGTTCAACAGATGACCCTTAACCACGAAGGCTTTGTGATAGCCTGGAATAAAGAAGACGTAGACAAGCTTTCATCAATCTAATACCCAAACATAGGATTACAAATTGACAATTACATCAGATGCAGATGCGGTTAATTCCGCTATTCGTGAACCAGTTCCTGAACTACACGCCCCAGAGACAGTCTCAGCAACCCTTCAACGTGGTCTAATTGACCCTGCTACGGGTTTATGGCAGGTTGACTCAGAAGTGCGTGAAATGACCGGCGCTGACGAAGAGTACATGGCTTCTTTGGAATCCAAAAATGCCGTAACTTACGGTGAGTACATGTCAACTTTGCTTAAGAGGACTGTTGTTCGTGTTGGTTCAATCAACATTAGCGAACACCCTTCAGCATTAGACAACCTTACAATTGGCGACCGAGACATTCTCTTTTTATGCCTTATCAAAGCAACGTACGGTACATCAAAAGATTTTCAAGTTGAATGTGTTAGTTGTGAAAAAAGTAATGACATTGTTATGAACCTTGACGAGGATTTTCCAATCCAAACACCAAACGTAGATTTACGTGGTACAACAAGCCATACTCTTCGTAAGGGTAAAGTCGTTAAATTACGTGTACCAACTTCGGCAGACAACATGCAAATTGCCAAAAACGCACAATCACCTTCAGCCCAAAACACTCTTATGATTGCAAAATGTGCAGTTTGGGAAGATGGTGAAACAGCACCTACTGACATTGAGGCATGGGCTAAAACCCTTAATGTTGCCGACCGTAATAACCTTGTTCGTAGCCTCCTTGAAATCAAGGCTGGCCCGAAGCTTGAGGCGGTGAATGTCCCGTGCGCTCACTGTAACGAAGAAATGGTTATAAGGATCGACTGGATCTCACTTTTACTTAGCTAATATCAAATATACTTATTGGGAATACGAACTGATTGCTTCTGTCTACAAAGGGTTTAACCTCTCGGATTTACGGTCAATGACTGTCCGCCAAAGGGACTTCTGGTTCCGTATGGCAAAATGGCGTAATACCTAAAGGAGGCACCCATGCCAGACAAACCAATTATCGGTGATGATGGTGCAGTCGTATCCAAAAACATCCAAAAAGTAGAACGCGAAATGACGTCTGCCCTTAATAGGGTTCTTGACACTGTTGAAAAGCGCCTAGAAAAAATTGGTCAAAAGTTTGCCGAAACAGTTAGTGGGGCAGTAAACGACTCTGCAGGCGGTAAAGTTGGTGGTGCTGGAACCAAATTTACTGGTGGTATTTTTAAAGCAGCAAGTTCAGCAATGGGTAAAGGTGCTGCCGCTGAAGGAGCAGCAGCAGACATTGTTGGTGGTTTAGGTGGAACCCTAGGTAAGACCAAGATGATGGGTGGTCTTAGCGGTGGTGCAATGATGGGCATTACTGCTGGTGTTAAGGCCATTAACATGGGGATTGACGCTGCAAACGCTCGATTTGATCGTGGGCGAGAAGGCGTTTTAGAAGCAGACCGTATGTCTGTTTTGTACCAGCAAATGACTGGTAAAAGTCAACTTGGCGTTAGCTCTACTTACAGGATGCCCCTAACTAACTACCGCCTTGGTTCTGGTGGTATTAATGCTTTGATGGGCTTAGAAGCCGCTACAGGCATCAGTGGACGGCAGCAAGCTTCAAGCGTTGAAGCTTTCCGTACCATGTCTGGTTATACCATGGGTGCAGGACAGGCTGCCGGGATGATTAGCAACCTAGCAAGCGCCCAGACCGTAAACCGAATGTACATGATGGGCGGAACATCTCTTATTGGTGTTGGTGGGAAACAAAATTCAGCAATGGATGTTATGCAGGGCATTGTCAAATCTGCAGGTCTTACCGACCCAGCAACCCTCAAAGGGGCGTTAGCTCCAGGATCTATCACTCGTTCAAAACTCACAATGATGGGTGTTCCTGAGGAAATGCAAACTCAGGCAATTCAGTATGCTATGCAAAACCAAACCTTTAAAGGTAAAGGTGGCAAAGGCATGTACGACCCTAGCAAAGAAGCTGATCGTCGTAAAATGGGCATTGAAGAAAACTTTGCTACGCAAGTTGAAGAAACACAACGACTTGAAACAAAACGTGACGAAAACTTTTACCGTCGTCAAGTAGACAACTATGCCCACCTTGAACGCCAAACACAAACTTTAACTAAAGCTTTTGGTGCGCTAGAAGACCAACTTTCCGGAATTCTTGGAGCAGTTGGATCTAACAAAATTGCAACTTCAATTTTCCAATCCGTAACAGGACCACTTGGAGACCCTTCTGGTGGTGGGGACCCTGCCGGTATTCCTATGCCACAGAACATTTCTGCTGCTGCATCTCAAACATCTTTTAATAATTTAAATGCTCAATTTAAAGATCGCGTTACTAAAATGATGGCGGACAATCCAAACGTTACATTTGGTCAAGGTGTCCGTTCTGCTGCCGATCAACGAACAATGTTCTTATCTCGTTATACCAAAACAAATTCACCAACCGCTGCTGATGGCAAAAAGAACTGGGAATGGGATGGTTCTTATTGGGAGCACACTAGCGGAGCTCCAGCAGCCCCTCCTGGGCGTTCCATGCACGAAATTGGACTTGCAGCAGACCTTAGTGGAGACTTGGATTGGGTTGTTAAAAATGCCCACAAATATGGTCTACAACACTTTGGTGATATTAACGGAGAAAACTGGCACGTTCAACCAATAGACCTTCCACATGGTAGAGCTGCTTATGAAAAAATGGGATCACCGTGGGGCAAGGGTCCAGTAGGAGCTGCGCCATTTGACCCAAATTCCAACTTTGGTGATTCACTAGACCATTCAACTAGCAACAGAGCTTCATCCAAAGGTAGTACGTCTACTGCAAGTGCAAGTACTCCCGGTAAAACAATTGGCGGAAGCATGCGTGTTCAGACAATTTCTGAAAAAGTAGCAGCAAAACTCAGCCCAATTGGTAAAGGGGGGGCTAGTGCCCCATCTGGACGAAGAGTTATATCCGGAAGAGTTAAAGGTGCTAGCGGAACTGAAGTAATTACGGCTTCAAATTTGCCCTTTGGTGGGCAAGCTCCATCAGGAGTAAATATTAAACAATGGTCTACTGACTTTTTAAATGCAGTTGGAGCACCTGTTACAGAATCAAATATTCAAGCTATGGCTTCATGGATTGCTTCCGAAGGTACTAGAGCTAAATTTAACCCATTATCAGTTGTTGATAACCCTGGCCCTGGAGAAGAAGCAGGGTGGTCAGAGTTTAACTCAAATGGTGGCCAAGGTCATGGAGTTACAAACTTTGCAAGTTACTCACAGGGGCTTAAGTATAATGTAAAACATATGATGTCTAGTGGTGTTGGTGTTATTAACGCTTTAAAAAATAAAAGTAATAACCCTTACGACATTGCTACCGCAATTGAAAAAGCTCATTTTGGTGGTAAAGGTAGCGATGTAAACACTCTTGTGCGTCAAAACTTGCAAGCACGCCATATCCCTGAACCAACAGGAGACCCAGTTGGAACACGTATGAGCGGTGGCGGTGGCGGTGGCGGAAGTGTTTCTGTTTCTGGAGGACACACTTTTAACATTAACCCAACAATCAATGTTTCTGGTGGTGGCACTGGTTCTCAAATTGATCTGCAAAAAATTGCACATGAAATAGCAGTTCTAACTCGCCGTGAATTAGAACTTGAAATGTTAAGGAGTAACTAATGGGTTACCGTGAAGATGGAATGTTTGGGTTTGTTGACCAATACCCAATTGGTAGTGGAATTACAAACCCATCTTTTACTTACCCTACTAGAAGTATTAGGTTTTTAGAAGCTCAAGCTGCACTTGACAAAGTAAAAGATAGTTACAAACTACATCGCGGGTACATTCGAAACTTAGACCAACCTGCTTTAGGTAAAAATTTTCCTGTAAGCAAATGTAAATTTCAATTTAACCCGCAGGAAATTCGTCAAGATGTGTCAATGCGCCAAGATGTCTATCACGCAATACTTCAAGACCCAGCACAACTCACTCAACCACTTGGTGCTGAAACAAGTTTTTCATTTGATTTGGTTTTTGACCGATCAATGGAATTGTCTTCAGGTAAAGCTAAATCTGGTGAGTATGGTGATTACAATGTAGCTACAAATATAAATGGTTCAAATAATGAAAATGACGTTTATGACATTGGGGTTTTGGCAGACTTAAGAGTTTTTTATGCAGTAATTGGTCAAGGGTTTTCAAAAGAAATGCTTGAATTCCAAACTGCAGCAGCTAAAAAAGCTTATGAAACTGCAGAAGCTTCAGGAGCATCTGCTGGTTCTCCGGCTGTCGAGTACGTATATGATGACGAAGAGATCAAAAAAACATTAGAAGTAAACTACGGTAACGCTGCATTTTTAATGCCAAATCCAGTTCGTATTATGTTTTCTTCTTTATTTATGGTAGACGGTTTTATTACCGGAACAAGTGTTGCTTTTTTAAAGTTTAATACAAACATGGTGCCAATGCAATGCAAAGTAAGCATTTCAATGAGTGCTATGTACATTGGTTTTGCAAAACAAGATACATTTTTAACAACAAGTTTTAAACAACAAGCTGAGGACAAACGTGCAGCTGATGCAGAAGCCGCCGAAGCAAAAAAAGAACTTGCCAAATCTTTGTCTCAAACACTTGACGTTTTTAAATTAACACTTGCATCTGATTATTTAGCTGATTGGGACGACTATTTCCCTAACTATTCTAAACCAGCATGGATATGGGGAATAAAACAAAGTTATGAAGGAGATGCCGGATTTGGGGAACGAGCTGCTTTTGCAGGTTTTCCAAGTGTCATACCAAAGGCAGGTGGCACAACAACAAATACAAATGGTGTAGAGACACGTACAGGTAGTGATATTGACGCAATTCTTAAACTTTATGAAGCTGGTGAATCACCAACTATTAGATATGATTGGTCATTTAATCTTTATGGTCCT